TGGAACAGCTCGTGGCACAGTTCCATGCTTCAAAAAGAAAATCTCATCAGATTTAGAGACGATTTGATTTAAATTAGGCTTGGATGAAATTGTGGATTGCTCCATACTCCAAGTTTCGTCTTCTAAATATTCCCAAGAATTTTCAATATCAGCATTATACCAAAATGGAGGATGCATGCCTTTTTTAATAATTTCATATGTATGATCTACATGTTCACATGCATTATAATATCTTTCATCAAAATATCCTGCTTTTTCTATACAAAGTTTGGAAAAATAAGAAAACGCACCAACGGCTGCTGGATATAATGGAATTTTCAAAGTTCCATAATCAATTATCATTATAGGATTTGCATTTCCACTAGGCCATGATTTGTTCATAACTCCGTGTTGAGAATAATTAAAATGCTGTATTCCTGATATTTTAGATGATTCTATATATCTTTCAAATACATTTTTATTTTTAATAAAAATATCATCCTCTATTAAAAATAGATGATCGCATCCAGATTCATGTAAATGTTTAAGAGCTATATTTTTAGACTTACCCACTCCAAGATTTTGCGGGTTATTAACCCAGTTGCTATTTAGAATAGGAAATTGAAATTTTGAAAAATCATTAATAGATTCTCCATCATTTACAACTATCAATTCATCAATAATTGATTCGCATTGATTTAATGAATCAAGTAATTTTCTAAGGTTGTTAATTCTATTATAAGTGATAATACCAACCCCTATTTTCTTATCATTTAACATTATTTTTTAAGTTTGCTAATTTCTTTCATTAAATTTATAACTTCAGCATCATCACTTTTTGCTTTAGTTTGATCAGTAAGCATTTGTTCTAATATTTGAAGATTTTCTTCACTAAACAAAGAACTATCAGGCTCGATTAATCTACCTGTATCATCAATAAATTGAGAAATATAAAAAATTCTATCATCGACGGTTTTTCCTTCTACTGGAATAATAGCTGGGCAATCTTCTTTTGGATAGAAAATATCAGTTTCTAAATCATTAGAATAATGTTCATATAATTGTTTAAAAACACCATCAACTTCTTTGATATAATCAGTATTAGTATCTCTTGTGCCATTATCTAAAACTTTAATATCTGAATCATATTCTAACCAAAATATGATATCTATATCTTTCATGCTTTCTTTTACAAAAGAAATAGAAGCTGCTGTAACTTCATCGGAAACTTGTTCATAAGAATTAGCAACTAATGTATATGCTAGATTATCCCACGTGCATCTATCGAAAATTATATTATCTGTAGATTTAAATCCTTCTTGGACTTTCATCATAGAATCTAATATTAATAATTGAGTCTCTTCATTTGTTTTAGTCGAATGCTCTAAATTATGTTCTTTTAGAATATCTCTGTAAGATTTCATCGGAGTTGAATACATTGGCCATCTTCGAAGAAATGAATTTATTAATGTTGATTTGCCAGAATTTGAAGCACCGCTTATTGCTATTCTCATTCAAATATTTTACATATTTTTAATAAAAGTCAAGCCAATAGGTTATATTATTTAGTCATTTAGATCACTATCAAAAATGCAATACGGGCCTTCAATTATCAATTAAATATTAATACATGAGCACAAAAAAATCTACGCGCAAGCGTAAGGAAACCTCGTTGGATCTTGAAAAAGAATTTATCGAATCTTATAAGAAAAATTTCGATTTCGAGAAAGTTAATTTAAAAAAACACTTCCCATTTACGGAAAATCAAACCCAGTGTTACTATACAATAAACGATCCTAATACAAATATTATGTTTATTGATGGTCTCGCAGGTACAAATAAAACTTATATGTCTGTATATGCGGCTTTAGAGCATCTAAAAGAATCTAAAGTGGATCAAATAATTTATATTAGATCTGTCGTAGAAAGCTCATCTAGAAGCATGGGCGCTCTTCCTGGGGAACTTGATGAAAAATTCAGCCCTTATACCATGCCGTTAATGGATAAATTGAACGAAATTGTTGATCCAACAGTATCTCATATGTTATTAACTCAAAAATATATAAGAGCAATACCTGTAAATTTTGTCAGAGGATTAACATTCCATGATTCATTTGTTATTGTCGATGAAGCCCAAAACATGAGTAGAGGAGAATTAACAACTATTTTAACCAGATTTGGCAGAAATAGCAAATATATCGTTTGTGGAGATGCTAAACAATGCGATATTAAAGATTCAGGATTTGAAAAAATCCATCAATTATTCGATACTGAACATTCAAGAAAAAATAACATACATTGTATGAAATTTGATTCTGATGATGTTGTAAGAAGTCCTATATTAAAACATATTACGCAAGTTTTAAAGGTTTAATCACCCCCAACTTGTACCAGAAAACCAACCAGCACCTTTGTTATTTTCAATAGGTGCTGCTCTTGGTACTTTATTAGCAACACTGGTAACTTCTTCTACTGTTTCTGCTGATGTAATACTGATTTCAGGTTCTACATTCGTAGTTTCTGTAACTTCTTGTTCTGGATTTACAAGAGAAAATGATTCATCATTTGTTGCTTGAATTTCAATCTTCATAATTATATTTTAATAAATATAAACTAAATGTCAATCAGGGGTTTGAATAATTACCATTCGAATCCACTATAATATTCATTTTTCTACCTTGATTTTCAATTTCAACATTGAAATATTTCATTCTTGTTCTCGAATCAACATAACTAAGTGTTGGATTGTTTAATAAAGTTATATTTTTACTTGCCAATCCTTGTCTTATGTTTGCAGTCTCTTGAGGACTTGCATAATTAGTTTTTTGGGGTGTATTATTAGTTGTATAGCCTTGTTTATCCTCCCCAGATGATGATCCTTTGATAGCCCTGCCTAAACCAACAGCTGCTTTATATGGGTCTTTATAAAGGCTTTGTAATTCGGGAGCAACTTTACCTAATGTATAATCAACCCCTCTAGCTACTCCTCCAGCTACTTTACCGATCCCTTTCCAGAATCCTTCATTTAATAGTTCTTTCTGTGAATATTTTTTCATAAATCAACTTCTAAATTTTTATCTGCAATATTATTTATACTCACATCAATTAAAGCATCCAATTCATTTTCAATAAAGGATTTACCTATTAAAACTTTATGAGTATTTGATGATCTATTTCCTATGCTGAATGGTATATTTTCGAATGTTCGATCTCCCATTTTTAAATTGAAATTGACAACTGGTCTCTTTTCCATTTTTCCAGCCCCTATATTTATTGTTATCTGATCTATCAGTTCTTTTTCTAAAGAAATAGAATGCACTGTTGTAAATCTAACCAATTTATTCTTTTCATCTATTTCAATATCATTACCATGAAGAACATTATAAGCACCGTTACCGCTATCTATTTTTGAAGAAATTGTCCCAAGATCCTCAATATGGATATCTTCTATTAATCCAATGACATATTTCTCATAAAAAAATGATTCGAAATTATCCATTTTTAATATTCATATTCTGAATGTTCATGTGAGCCATTAGCATAATCAGCTTTAGCGCTCAATCTAAAATATACATCTGAAGTGTAATCAGCAGCTTTGGTAATTTTAGCAGCCATCCATTCTTCAAAATTAGCATCACATACCATATTTTCTAATCGTTTGGCAAATTCACAGAGTTTTTTAATTTCAGATTTGATCATTTCATTTCTTTCATGATCATCTTCATCAAGATCTTCTTCTTTGTATTCTGGTTTAACTGGTTCGGATGTATCAAATGACATTACGACATTTTTAACATCATCTAATTCTTCATCACCGTGAAAATGTTCTGCATCTTCCGAGTCATCTCCCATAGCATTAGCTACAGCAGATCCTCTCGCCTGTTCATATTCAGAAAGCTCACCGTCATCATTAAGATCTGACTTCTCAACGTCCAATCCATGGTCTTCCTTTTCTTCAGATTCATCTGAATAGTTTTGACGTTTTTGAATACTTGGGATGTTAGCGTAATTTTCCCAAATAAGTCCATTTTCTTTTAATTTGAAATTCATAGTATTATTTAATCTACTTGATCAGAAAGATCTCTAATTTGATTTGAATCAATTTGAGAACTTATCATTTTTTGAATAATTGGTAATACTTCAGCTCTTGCATTTTTAACCTCTTTATCTTTCATTTTGTAAATAAGATTATCAAGTTCTGTATTTTGTTCAGGAGTGGGTTCAAATTTTGCAGCATGTAACATTTGAAGGATATAATCATTTTCAGACTCTGCTGTGAATGGTAATTCTTGAGCAACTGGCTCTTGAGTAACATCATTAACGTCAACAGCAGCATCGGCTGTTGGTTGAATATCCATTTCTCCTTGTTCTTTGAGAATTTGGGAATATTTATTTATGAGTTGGAGTGTTTTACTTTTCATAAAGATGGAGTTTTAAAACTTTTCAATTGTTCAGTTTTCTTCAAATATGAAGGAAGTACTTTATTTGCCAATCCTTTAACTACAGACATTCTTGCCTGTTTAGCTTTATTAGCTTTTGGGTCTATGTCAGCTAAAGAATCTACAACAGTTTCAGCTTCTCCATCTTCCTCAGATGGTTTTGTATTGACTACATCTTTAACTTCCACAACAAAAACTTTATTCATATCTTCTTTATCATGAACATAAAAAGTGTTAGTTGATTTAACTCTTCCATATTTTATGTCATTACTTTTTAAAAAATTAACGAAATTATATGCAACATCGTCAAGATTTTGATCATTTGTTGGATCAAAATCTTCAATTAATTGAAGAAACTTACTCATATATAATATTTATGTAAATAAACGCAGCTTATTAGAAAAATCATTGAAATAAACATCATTCAAATACACAAACCCATTTTTTTCTAAATATTTTTTAATTTGCTTGAATGATTTTACTTTCCTTTCTTGATTCAAGAAATTTATAATTTTAGTAACAGTATCACAACAGCCTATTTCCATCAATGTTGATATATTTTCAAGACTTTTGTAGTCCTCAAGAATAGTAATTCCAAATAATGTTTTTAATTTTAAAACTAGTTTATTTCTAAAATCATCTTTAGTTAAGATATTGCTGTAAAAATATAACTTTTCTTTATTTTCTCTAAATTTTACGTAATGAGTGAACGTTTTTATAAATTCATTCATGTAAATTTTTTTATTATCTCTATTTCTGAAATCAAAATTGATGGGTAGTGATAAATTATTTAAATAAACACAAAAATTATCATTGGTTTTTTTAAAAATATAATCAATATCCACCATTTCTTTATTTTCTTTTTCAAAAATTAATGAAACTGTTAAATTATTTGTATTTTTTTTAATAAAAGTCATTTAAAATTTAAAATTTTTATATTTCTCCTCTAAAGATTTAGGAACGCTGTTAATTCTAACATTTATTATGCCATTGTATGAGCTTTTGTCAAATAGAACATTATATTTCATCTGTTCGTACATTTCTAAAAACTTCATTTCCCATTGATTTTCACACATGTGTAGAATTTTTCTTTCAAAATATTCCAAACCGTATGTTTCTATATCTTTTTTCAATTCTTCTGAACTTCCCCAATAAGAATCTACATTATTATCAACATAGTCTATTCTATTTCTCTTTTTACCTTTTAATGGTTTTCTTTTTATTCTTTTTAATATTTTTTTACATCCAATATAATACTTTTTTTTAGAATCTGGATGATTATTATTAATAATATAAACAACTCCATGAAAACTATTTTTATTTTCAGGTAAATTTATCCATTCTGACATATAATAATTATAATATTAATAATAATATACAATATAAATTAATATTATATATATTATAATATATTATATATATCAAATCCCACCCACCACCCATATATAATATGGTTTTTTTATTTGTCAAGTGCCTTTTTACTGTTTTCTAATATTTTTAATATTAGCTTTAACTTCAGGAGTTTGATAATCTAATGTACTATCAAATGATAGATTTCTTCTAGCTATTTCTGGTTTGCCTTTTTTCTTTTTTGGTCCTTTTGGAATTCTGGTGTCTCTTTCAGCATATGAATCTACATTTTCTGCACCTAAATCAGTCACAATAGAAGTGACTGGGCCAACTACACCAACTGATGTCATTTCTAAATAAATATTTTCTAATTTTGTAGCATCAGTTCTTGACATTCTCATATTATTATTTATAATAAAGAATAATTGATTATGAATAATTCTGAAAAAAGAAAGTTTTATGCTAAAAAGTATGCCGAATTTGCCACAAATATCGATATGCTTAGTTTAGCTGATAAACTTAATCAAGTTCCAGGAGAAAAATCATATTGGGCAAACGTCTTGTCAGAAACTGAACAAGAAATTAAATCACTTGAGCAAAAAAAGAAATATATAATCAAAACATTACAGAAAAAATTAATAGATAATTCGGAGATAAAAATAAATAAATCAACACTTGATAAAATAGAAGAAAGTCAAGATGTTGAAGAAATAAATCTACAAATAGACGAATTAAAATTGAATTTTAAACAACTTGAAAGAATTTACGACTGTGTAAAATACATAGCCAAAGATTTTGAAAATATAATAAAATTTATTCAATTGCAAGAAGGATGATAGAAGTTCCACACATAAAGGAATTTGAATTAATGAAAAGTGGATATTTCCACTTATTAATTAATTTTGATTAAATTGCATTACGATGCAAAAACAAACAAAGGCCAGATTATTTGTGATCAGGCCACGTTTTATTGCGTAAAAAATAAATTCAGTGTCAAGAATGACGCTGCAAAATTTGCAAAAAAGTACGGAAGAAAAATTCCAGATAGAAAATATGCAATTGATAAATCTGGAAAATTCGATTTCGGTCTTTATAAAGAGATAATCAATATCTTAATACAAGAACAATATACAAATATTGAATATACTGAAGAATTTAAACAATTTTTAAGTTGTGGTATAAAAACAACAACAGTATTTGATGGTTTTGCATTTCCTCATAGAGACTTTCAAATGGAAATTGTGAAATTGTGTTTGAAATATGGACGAGGTACAATAAAAAGTGCTACAGGTTCTGGTAAAAGTTTTTGTATAGCATCATTGATTGAAAACTTTTGGGCAAATAGACCAAAGCAAACATACAAAGTGTTGGTTGTAGTACCTGGAATTTCTCTTGTATCACAACTTCAAAAAGATTTTGAATCTTACAAAGTTAATTTTTCATATTCGGGATGGACTGGAACTAATAAATTAGAAAATACCGATGTAATAATAGTCAATTCTGAAAATTTAGTATCCAAATTTGATGATAATTCATGGATCAAAGATGTAGATTTGTTAATAGTAGATGAATGTCATAGATGTACTGGCACTAGTAAAATATCAAAGCTCATCACAAAAATAAAAACACCGAACCGTTTCGGTTTCACAGGCACTTTTCCAAAAGATCAATATGATGTGTGGAAAATATTAGGTACATTTGGTCCATTATTGTTTGAAAAGAACAGTAAAGAACT